GCTGCACCATACTTGCAAGATGATGCGAGAATCCAGACATGGGCAACGCTGTATGAGCGAGCCTTAAATGATTTACAAACTGCCGATGATCGCGGTGCATCTTCTGGTGGTGCATTGCTGACCCGTGCAAAGACTTTTGGATAAGGACTAGACCATGTCATCTTTTACCGACTACACCGAAAACCTAGTTTTAAATTGGGTTTTCACTACAAATTCGGCAACACGCCCCACTGCCTGGTATGTTGGCCTTTTCACGGCTGCGCCAAGCGACACGGGTGGCGGCACTGAGGTGTCTGGCAGCGCCTATGCGCGAGTGGTGACTGGCACGATCTCCGGCTCTGGCACGGCCACGACATTCACCAATGCAGCGGCCATCGAGTTTGCAGCTGCCAGCGGTGGAAACTGGGGATCAGTGGGCTGGGCTGGCATCTTTGATGCAAGCACTTCTGGCAACCTTTTGGCCTGGGCGCCATTGACCACAGCGCGCACCATCAATGATGGCGATGTCTTGCGCATCCCAGCTGCATCTTTGAGCATCACTTTGGCCTGATATGGCAGCCTATGGATCGGGGAATTTTGGTGTTGGCCAATACTCTGATCCGAGGGTAGGCTATGGCTACGGCTCTTATGGCAAGGGCAATTACTCCAGAGGCACATTTGAGCCTCAAATAATTATTTCAGACACCAGCACCATGGCGGTGGCTGGCGTTACTGTTTCCAATACCCAATTTGAGATTTTTGACCAGTCCACCATGGCGGTGGCTGCGACCAGGTATGTCTCTGCTGCCATAGCAATCACATCCACCAGCACAATGACTGTGCAGGCCAATGAGGTCTTTGATGGTGCAATGGTCATTACTGGCACAAGCACCATGGCCGTGGCGGCCAATAGGGTGACAACTGCTGCTGCCACAATCAGCGACACAAGCGCCATGGCCGTGGCTGGGGTGCGTTATGCGGTGGGCGCAGCCGCCATCAGTGACACAAGCACCATGGCGGTGGCTGGTCTCAGATACGCCATTGGCCAGGCTTTGATTGTTGACACATCGACACTGACAGTCTCAACCAGCATCATTGGCAATTCTGGCTTTGCCATGACTGGCACAAGCACTTTGGTGGTGAATGCACAGCGCAGGCAGCCTGGCGCTATTGCTTTCACAGAAACATCATCCATGGCGGTCAATGCAAGACTAAAATGGCAAGCAGAAAGTGACACGGCAGAAAGTTGGTCTGGGATATCTGATAATTCAGAGACCTGGACACCAATCTCTGACCAGTCAGAAACATGGACTGCAATTAGTGATTCAAGTGAAACTTGGACTCCAATTGCTGATAATAGTGAATCTTGGCAAATTGCCGCATGAGGTGAAAAATGGCTGATACAACCACCACGAATCTATTGCTGACCAAACCCGAAGTTGGTGCGTCTACCGACAGCTGGGGAACGAAGATCAATTCAGACCTAGATTCAATTGACGCGCTGTTTGACGCTGGTCCAGTGCTAAAGGTCACAAAAGGTGGCACGGGTGGTGCTACTGCATCAGCCGCACGAACTGCGCTTGGTTTGGCAATCGGCACAGATGTATTGGCTTATGACGCAAACCTCCAAAGCTTTGTGACTGCCTTTACTTTACCTACTGCCGATTCAACTGCTAACTATGTTCTAAAGACAAATGGATCTGGAACATTGGGTTTTGCGGCTCCTAGTGATGTTGCGCTTGCAGCAGATCAGACCTTTACAGGCACAAATACCTTTTCTGGCTCAAGCTCAAAGACTGCCATTGTTCTAAACGATGCAGCAGAGGTAGCTACAGTATCAGCAACTGCAGCTACTGGCACGATTGCTTACGACATTACAACTCAGTCTGTTCTGTACTACACAAGTAACGCAAGTGCTAACTGGACAGTTAACTTCAGAGCCTCTAGCGGTACATCGTTGAATACTTTGATGAGTACAGGTCAATCAATGACTGTGGCTTTCTTAGTCACTCAAGGCTCTACTGCTTACTACAACTCTGCTGTGCAAGTTGATGGCACTACATCAGGTGTGACTACTAGGTGGCTAGGTGGTGCGCCTACTGCGGGTAATGCTAGTGGCATTGATAGTTATCGTTATTTGATTATCAAGACAGGTAGTGCGACTTTCACAGTCTTGGCAAGCAACACACAATTTAAGGCTTAAACCATGCCATTACAAGCAACTTCTGGTGCGGCTAGTTACGATGCCTTTGGTGGTGGTGTTCCTGTTGTGCCAGCATATATTGAAGAAGTGTTCAGCACATACCTTTACACTGGTACAGGTTCGGCTCAGACTATTACCAATGGTATTGATTTGTCTACTAAGGGTGGTTTAGTTTGGACTAAAGGTAGAAATTACGCTTTTAACCATTGGTTGATAGATACTGCTCGTAGCAAAACACAAGTAATTAAATCAAATACTACTGATGGCAATCAATCTCTTGGTGGTGGTGGGGGGGCTATAACTTCATTCAATACAAATGGTTATGGAGTTAATCTATATGATGAAAATAATAGTCCTGATTTAACTTTTGTCTCATGGACATTTCGCAAGCAACCAAAGTTCTTTGATATTGTGACTTATACGGGTAATGGCACAGCAGGTCGTACTGTGGCCCATAACCTTGGGTCTGTACCAGGCTTTATAGTTGTAAAACAAACTGGTGGTGGTTCTACAGGCGGTGTAAACAATTGGTTTATTTACCATCGTTCACTTGGTGGCACAAAATATATGTGCCTTGATGGCACATTTGCTGCTGTTACAAGTTCGTCACCTTGGAATAACACAGACCCTACAAGCACAGTTTTTACTATTGGTGGGACTTCTGATTGCAATGATACTGATGGCACATACGTAGCCTACCTATTCGCCCACAACGCAGGAGGCTTTGGCCTGACTGGTACAGACAATGTGATTTCGTGTGGGACATTTGAGGGAACTGCGAATACAGCAGTTACACTAGGATATGAGCCTCAGTGGATTCTAGTTAAAAGTTCTTCGGGAGGAAGTAATTGGCAAATTATAGATACTATGAGAGGAATGGTTGTTGGGTCTGCTGGCCCTGCACGATTAAATGCCAATACATCAGGTGCAGAATCTAACAATAATTTATTTTCGCCTACCGCAACTGGTTTTGTTTGGACAGCAGACGCTGTGGGAAATGACTACATCTACATAGCCATTCGTAGAGGCCCAATGAAAGTGCCTACAAGTGGGACTAGTGTGTACAACGCAATTGTACGAACTGGTACTGGCGCTACTGCTACAGTTACGGGTGTGGGGTTTGCGACAGATGCGGTGATATGCAAAGAGCGTGATTCTGCAGTAATAGGCAATATTATCGTGCAGGATAGGTTACGTGGGGCTGGGGCAACGCTCTATACCACTTCGTCGTCAAGTGAAGGGGCGAATACAGATGGTTTGCTAGGCTTCGATTTAATGAATGGCTATCGAGTTGGTACAGGAGGTTCTTCAGGGCAATGGAACTACAGCACTACGGCAAATAATTACATCAATCACTTCTTCAAACGTGCCCCTAGCTTCTTTGATGAGGTTTGCTATACAGGGACTGGAAGTGCTAGGACTGTTACGCATAACTTACAAGCAGTGCCTGAGTTAATGATTATTAAATCCAGAACAGCTACATGGAATTGGGCTGTTTATCATTCAGCATTAGGAAATACACAATGGATACTTTTAGATAGCGATGGAGGCCCAGTTACACAATCTAATGTATGGAACAATACAAGCCCTACTTCTTCTGTGTTTACAGTAGGGTCTTATGGAGGTACAAATGCAAGTGCAGGTAATTATGTAGCCTACCTTTTTGCTACTTGCGCTGGTGTTTCCAAAGTAGGCTCATACACAGGTACTGGAACAACTTTACAAATTGATTGTGGCTTTACAGGCGGTGCAAGGTTTGTCCTTATAAAGCGTTCGCAAGATGGCTTTAGTGGCGACTGGTATGTATGGGATTCAGCCCGTGGAATCGTAAGTGGTAATGACAGCTACCTTTTGTTAAACTCTACTGCGGCAGAGGTTACAAACACAGATTACATTGACACCTATTCTGCTGGCTTTGAAATCAGTAGTACAGCCCCTGCAGCAATCAATGCTTCTGGCGGTTCTTTCATCTTTTTTGCGGTGGCCTGATATGACTAAAGATAAATTTAGAAAAGCCTATACGCAAAGTAAGGTTGACGCTAAATGTCGAGGCATTGACTTTCTCTTTACTTTTGAAGAATGGAAAGATTGGTGGGTTTCTACTGGCAAGTGGGATAAACGTGGCAGAACTTCTGGATGCTATCAAATGTGCAGAACTAATGATGTTGGCCCATATTCTTTAGGCAATGTTTACTGTGACACCATTGAAGCAAACAGTGGGCTTCCTCATGCTGGTGTAACTAGACCATTGGAGTGGTCAGCAAAGATAGCAAATTCTTTAAAAGGAAAAGCTAAGTCAGCTTCTCACGCTAAGTCTTTGGCATTTTCAATGCTTGGCAAACAGTACAAAACACCTGCTGGTGTATTTCAAACTTCAGCAGAATGTGAACAAGCAACTGGTGTTAAACGAGCAACTGTCATGTGGCGTTGCAAGAATAATTACCAAGGTCATTGGTCTTACGCATAAGGAACATCATGCAAATCAGAACAAATAATGGACAAGTAATGTACGAAGCAGAATTTCGTGCATACACAAAAGCCAATGGTGGCCCATCATGGGACATAACAACAACTGAAGTCTTAACGGCTTTGGGTGCTGATGTAGTCTTTGAAGGCGCACAAGCTACAGGCGGTACTGTTTACCAATACTCTCAAGCCTCTGGTGTTGAGCAAGTAGATGGTAAGTGGTACACCAAATATATTCTTGGCCCTGTGTTTACCGATACAGAAGCCACAGACGATACCCCTGCTAAAACAGCGGCTGAGAATGAAGCGGAATATAAGGCCGCCAAAGATACAGAGCAAGCCAAGTCTGTGCGCTCCACACGCGACACCAAGCTGGCCGAATGCGACTGGCGCGTGATCAAGGCTGCTGAGACTGCGACCACATTGGATGCAGCCTGGGCAACTTATCGCCAGGCACTGCGTGATGTCACTGCGCAGTCTGGATTCCCTTGGACCATCACATGGCCTGACGCGCCATAAGATGAATCATGGATGCCGACACTGACAAAAGGCTTGCCGTGCATGAAGCGATCTGCTTAGAAAGATACAACAACATCGACAAGTCACTGCGCGATGGCGACAAGCGCATGACGAAGATTGAATATCTTCTTTATGCTGTGATCGTGGCCGTGTTGTTTGGCCCAGGGGTGGCTGCCGAATTCGTTAAGAAGATTTTCGGGCTATGAAAGACTGGGCCGTAGCAATCATTGCTGCGGCCTTGCTTGTCCTGACCATTGTTTGGTCGTTTTTTGTCATCATTTTGTTTTGGCCATGATCTATGCTCTGGTCCTATTAGCAGCAACCACAGAATATCGATGCACTAGGTGGGCATGGACTGGTGATGTCTACAATCGGAAGGTTGTTTGTCTCAAGTGGGAGAAGAGGAAATGATTGATCCGATGACGGCCCTGGCGGGGATACAAAGCGCCATCAGCATGGTCAAAAAGGCCAGCAAGGTGGCCAATGATTTAGGCTCACTTGCCCCAATGATTGGCAAGATGTTTGACGCAAAGTCTGTGGCCACCAAGGCCATGCTTCAAGCCAAGCAGTCTGGCAAAGGCTCAAACATGGGAACGGCCTTGCAGATCGAGATGGCACTGGAGCAAGCCAGAGCATTCGAGGAAGAGCTAAAAATGCTTTTCATGCAGACTGGCAAGATCGATGTCTGGAACAAGATTAAAGCTAGGCAGGCCGAGATGGACCTTGCTGATGCCAAAGAATTGAGCGCATTGAAAGCCGCAGATAAGAAAGCCAAAGAAAAAGAACAAGAGATGAACGAACTGGCCATGATCATTGGCGGTGTGGCTTTTGTCTTATTTCTGGTGTTTATTGGCGTGAATGAATTGATGACATTCTGCGAGACAACAAGAAGGTGCGGTCGGTGAATGAGTATCAAAAGACCTTTGACCTATGCCTCAAGATATTCGTTTATGGATGTGTGGCTTTATACGCCCTTGGATTCCTCAAATTTTTGCCAGATGATTTGTCGGACCGAATCGTTAATTTACTGCTGGGTAGAATAGGATTAGGCAAATGAGATATCTACTGCTTCTTTTACTGCTGACTGGCTGCGAAGATCGTTATCGATACAAGTGCCAGAATCCTGACCATTTCCATGCACCAGAGTGTCAGAAGCCAAAGTGTTTATTTACTCAGCAATGTCCAGAGTACCTGGTCGCACCCATACTGGAGAAAAAAGTTGATGAAGTTAAACCTAACAACTGAAGAGATCGAGGTCAGGGTTTGGGGCTTTGTGGTCATTGCGGTGACTTGCATTCTCTGCTTCATTGTGGTCGCGCTTTTGTACTCAGTGACCTTTGTGACTCAGCCCATAAAATCCATGGCCCCAATAGATCAGGCTTATACAAAGATGCTAAACGACATTGTGCTTTTGATTGTTGGCGGCATTGGCGCGGTAATGGGCAAGAAGGCTGTGGGGACTGCCGCTAAGGTTTTTGGTGGCCAGCAATCCATGCAGCCTATGTGCCAGCCCATGCAAGGCTATGGCCAGCAGTATGGTTACAGCAACAATCACGGGTTTAATGCAAGCACTAATGGCATCCCAAGCCAGCCATTTGGGGCCATGCCAACTTGGACCAATCCACAACTAGACGAGTCTTGGACACCTGGTCCACCACCAGACACGCCACCGGACCATCTTGAGGATGACCATGAGCGCGAACAGCTGGCGCAGGCCAGAGAAGAGGCAGAGTAATGTTACCAATACCCTTACCCTGGCTCATTGTTGGTGTCTTGGTCTCATTATTTGGCACATACCGAGTGGGCCACCACTACGGGTGGCTGGAGCGCGACAATGACATGAAGATTGCCATTGCCCAAAAGAATGATGAAGCCAGAGCCAAGGAGAAAGAGCTTGGCGAGAAACTGCAAGATCAGGAAACGAAACTCAGAAAGGCCCAAGATGATGTCAAGAAAAAGCAGTCTGCTATGCATGAGCTTGCTAGGACTGGTCGGCTGCGCCTCCCAGCCCCAAGTTGTCCACAAGTCAATGCAAGTGCCACCATTGCCACTGGAAATACACAACCCAGCCAGCCCGATGAAAGCGAACTTGAGCGACAGACTATTGCAACTCTTATCGACCTCGCAGCCGAAGGAGACAAAGCCATCACCAAGCTCAACGCCTGCGTCAGCGCCTACGAAGAAGT